TGATTGAAGGTGTGCCACTAAACATCGACTACGCAGAAGTTGTTGCTGCTGCAGACATCGAGAAGAATAACGATTACTGTCGTGAGTATATTCTCGACTGGTCATTGGAAAGTGATGACTACATGTCATGGTTCGAGAAGTCCCAGTTGGAGTACGATGGTGTGATTGCTTGTAAAGAGCCACGCATCGATTACAACGAGTTGGTGGTGGTATGATTCTCGCCAGAGAAACCACTGTCTGGGAAAGCGAACTCCAGCCTAACCATACATATCTGATGTCAGATGGTATGACTAAGATTTATGGATACTTTAAGTTCCATAACCCAAAGGAGTTTACTAAGTTTAAAAAGTTTATTAGGTTCGATAAAAGGTATCGGACTTTCAAAGTGATAAAGAAAGGTATTAAGGATATACAATGAATAAATTTGCAGCAAATAAAATTACATCAGAAAAGCAAAAAGAAATTATGCTTATCTGTCAAGAAGAGTGTGCTGAAGTTGCGCAAGCAATCAGTAAGGTATTTCGTTTCGGTATCGATGGTGAACATAATGGTGCCACTAATCGTGAACGTCTTGAAGAAGAAGTTGGTGACTTGCTCTGTATGATCGAGATGATGATTGAAGAGCAAATTATTGATGGTAATGCAGTGGCTCAAGCAGGTATCAAAAAGAAAGAGAAACTTGCTAAGTGGTCAAACATTAAACAAGCAGCCTAATATGAATATACATAAGTTTCTAGAGAGTCTTGCGAATAACAATTCTCGTAACTTCAAAATCGAGCAACTAAACGCACACAGCGATAACGAAGTGCTACGTGAAGTTGTTCTCAAGACTCTCGACCCATTTACTCAGTTTTACATTCGTAAGATTCCTGAGTATACACTGGACAAACATACAACTACTTTGGAGAATGCAATAAATGGACTTAGTGATTTATCTACTCGTCGTGTTACTGGTAATGCAGCAATCGAATATCTTCGAATGCTTCTCTCATCTGTATCAACTGACGATGCAAAAGTTATCGAGCGTATCATCGCTAAAGATTTAAAGTGTGGTGTAGACGTATCAACTGCCAACAAAGTTTGGAAGAATCTTATCGCTGAATATCCAGTGATGTTGTGCAGTCCATTCGAACAGAAGTTGGTTGACAAGATTCAGTTCCCTGCTTATGTTCAAACTAAAATGGATGGTATGCGATTCAATGCTATCGTTCGTGATGGTAAGTGTGAGTTTCGTTCACGCAATGGTAAAGAGATAAACCTGCTGGGTAATCTTGAAGAAGATTTTATCGCAATGGCAAATGGTGTCAATTGTGTGTTTGATGGAGAGTTGCTGGTCAAAGATAAGGGTATCGTCCTCGACCGCCAGACTGGTAATGGTATTCTCAATAAAGCCAACAAGGGAACAATTAAAACTGATGAAGCACGCAAGGTTCATGCTACCATTTGGGATTTGATTCCATACGCTGACTTCACTAATGGTGTTTGTCAGGTTCCGTATAGTCAACGTCTTGAATCTTTGTGTGTTATGATAGACACTTATCAGCCAAAGAAAGTTGGATTGGTAGATCGTTGGGAAGTTGCTACAATCGAAGAAGCAAATACATTGTTCGAGGGTTTGCTTGCTGATGGTCAAGAAGGTATCATCCTAAAGTGTAGGAATGGCATCTGGGAAGATAAACGTAGCAAGACTCAGATTAAATTCAAAGGTGAACTTGAGTGCGACCTGAAGATTGTTGCAGTGGAAGAAGGTAAGGGTAAAGCTGCAGGAATGCTCGGTGCAATTATTTGTGAATCTGCCGATGGTGTTGTAAAGGTGAATGTAGGTTCTGGCTTCACTGAGGAACATCGCAAGAAATATTGGAAAGAAAATTTAGTTGACAAAATTGTAGCTATCAAGTATAATATGAGAATAAAGAATAAACAAGGTGAAGATAGTTTGTTCCTTCCAGTATTTATTGAACTTCGTGATGATAAATCTGTAGCAGATTCTGACAAGGTGATTAAATGATACTAGAAAGTAAATTGGGGCAGAAAAGATTCTTCAACCCAAAAAGTAAACAAGATCTTGACTCATATAGAAAGTTTTTGAAGACAGGTGGATGGGGTTCTAATGGATGTCCATTCTTCCTCGTGTTTCCATATATGACAATCCCACATATGATTCAGGATAAAATTATACATAGAGTATTAGGAGTTAAAAATGACAAGAGTAGCTATTAATCGTTGCTTCGGTGGCTTTGGTATTTCTGATGAAGCGTTTGAGAAATTACTTGAACGTAAGGGTATTGCATTTGAGAAAGAAGAAACTGACAGCAAACTAATGGGTGCGAAATATTATAAAGAAGGTATGTGTGGCACTGAAGAAGGTTATTTGTCTCAATATGACTTCTATGAGAATCGTTCAGATCTAGATTTGATTGCTGTGATCGAAGAGATGGGTCAAGCATCATGGGGTTGGGCTGCGGAGATCTCTATCATTGAGATTCCTGATGACGTGAAATGGCATGTTCATGAGTATGATGGGCTTGAACATGTAGCAGAAAACCATAGGACTTGGTATGCGTAAAGAACTTGACGAAGCACTATGTGCAAAGTATCCGCTAATCTTCAAAGATCGCAATGAGAATATGCGAGTCACAGCCATGTGCTGGGGATTTGAATGTGGTGATGGTTGGTATAACATCATTGATACTCTGTGTGGTCTATTGACTTCTGATTATCGTCAAGCAAAATCTCGTTATGACTTTATTAAAGATAAAGTCAGACAACCAAAGTGGTCTGGCAGTAAAGACAATATCACTCAAGAGCAGATTGACGAAGCCAAAGCAAAACTAGATGAAGAAACACTAAGGGTTCCAGTTGCGGTTCAGGTGAAAGAGAAGTTCGGTGGACTTCGATTCTATGTTCAGGCTGCAACTGATAAGCATTACAGTTATATTAACTTTGCTGAGAGTATGAGTTATCGTACCTGTGAAGAATGTGGTGCTCCAGGAAAAACATACACTGATGGTTGGCACATGACTCTCTGCGATATTCACGCTGCGATGAACGGTAAAGAAGAAGAGTATGAGTATGAGGAGAATGAATAATGTTTTATGGTAAAGATATGATTGAAGAAAACTTTAATGTTCTCCTACAGAAATTAGAACAACAAGAATTGTTTTTGTTTGAACCGATGCCATCTTATAAGAATGGTGAACGCTGGACTGATGAGTTTCGTATTCGTGATGGACACACTAAACTTGCTGATGGTTCTTGGGTCACTATTCATAAAGTAACTACTTGGGTTGAGAAACTTAAGAAAGATACTGTAGAGTTGTATGACAACTACCAAGACGCATTGAGAAAGAATGATTTGGTTGTTAAGAAAAATCGTGAGATGGAATATGGATTGCGAGTTGCTGGCAAAGCATTAAAGAATTCACTAGAATTAACTAAGGAGATGATTGATGAGTAAGTTTGTATTAGTAGAAGCTATTTCTCAATTTCGTCAGCGTTACGTAATTGAAGTTCCTGATGATCATAACGATCGTGAGTATCCTTGTACTGCTGAACAATGGGCAGCAGATACAGTTACATCTGAAGAGATGCAAGAGTTCTCGCAGTTGTGGCTGGGTGAAACTATTGTTAGCACTCGTGAGATTGCTAAAGAAGAGATTGTTCCTTTGTGCGATAAAGATAATGAATACTGTCAATCATGGGATGATGAAAAGAAACTGGAAGTGTTTGTTACTCCAGTTGGTTATAAGAGAGACTGGTAATGTTTGTATTTGATGTGGAAACTTTGGGTATTGAATCAACCTGCGTGATTTTATCTGCAAGTTTGATTTATTTCGATCCAGAGAAACAACCTGATTACCAACAATTGCTTGACGATGCATGTTTCGTTAAGTTAAAATCCAAAGACCAAGTTGAAAGACTTGGTCGCACCATTTCAAAAGATACTATTGAATGGTGGAAGAATCAACACGAGTATACTCGCAAGGTTTCATTTGATCCATCGTCAGAAGATTTACTTGCAGAAGATGCGATACAAAAACTTAAAGACTATATGGCAAAGTATCCTAATGCCAGTAAGCAAACTATGTGGGCACGTGGTTCTCTTGACCAAGTTGCAATAGATAGTTTGTGTGTTAAACTGACATTAATCCAATTACCACGTATAATATGTGGAGGGATGTGAGAACTGCTGTTGATTGTTTTACTGGTTCCACAAATGGTTATTGTGAAGTGGACCACCCAACATTTAAAAGACACAATGTTATCAAACACCATCCAGTCCATGATTGCGCACTGGATGCTATGCAACTTATGTATGGAAAATAATAGATGATTTTTTACTCGCACGTATTCCCCTTTGGCAACAAAATGTATGTTAGAGGTTATGAAAACGGCAGACAATTTCAACGTAAGATAGATTTCTACCCAACACTTTATGTAACATCAAACAAAGCAGATAGCCAATGGCGTACTCTTGATGGACAGATTGTTGACGAGGTTAAACCTGGAACTGTAAAAGAAACACGTGAGTTCGTGGATCGCTACAAAGATGTCCAGGGATTTTCTGTTTATGGAAATACCAATTATGTTCACCAATATATCAGCGACACTTATGAGAGTGATGTTCGTTGGGACATGGAAC